GGCGGCGTCGAGCACACCTATGCGGTGACAATCGCGGGTACTCACACTCATGTCACCGCTGGATTCGTAACGCACAACTCTCGCAAACTGACCCGCGAGGAAGTGGCCCGGTCCTACCACGTGCCGTTGCCCATGGTCGGCATCCTCGACCACGCCACATTCAGCAACATCGTTGAACAGCACAAGCAGCTCTACCAGGACTGCCTAGGGCCGTGGCTGGAAATGATGCAACAGGAAATCGAGCTGCAACTGTTGCCCGATCTCCCCGACCGCGATCGGGTCTACGTCGAGTTCAACATCAACGAAAAACTGCGCGGCTCCTTCGAAGAACAGGCCGCTCAGTTGCAGGCTGGCGTTGGCGGCCCGTACATGACCCGCAACGAAGCGCGCGCCCGACTGAACCTGCCGCAGGTAGACGGCGGCGACGAACTGATCGTGCCGCTCAACGTCATCGCAGGTATGACCGAAACGCTGCCGGCACCGGCACCCGCCGAGCCCGCACCGAAAGCGCTATCCGCGGCCCTGTCCGCGTTGCTCGCCGAGTAAATCGCGGCGCCGATCCAGCACCACTCATCGGGCATCCGTGCGCCCACATCACCTCGCATCAACCCCATGGGAGGGCGTACCCCGATGCCGACCAAAAGCTTCTCCGTCCAGGTCAAAGCCACCGCCGCCGACGACACCACCCTCGCTGACGGCCAGTTCATCGCACTGGCGAGTGTGTTCAACAACGTGGACGCGGTCGGTGACGTGGTCATGCCTGGCGCGTTCGCTGACGATCTCAAGGCGTGGGCCGACTCCGGCGACGCGATAAGCGTCTATTGGTCCCATCAGATGAGTGACCCGCACATGAACATCGGGACGATCACCGAGGCCAAGGAAACCGAGACCGGGTTACTGGTCCGCGCCCAGCTCGATCTCGACAATCCGACCGGTGAGCAGGTCTACAAACTACTCAAAGGCCGCCGGGTTTCGAAAATGAGCTTCGCCTATGACGTTCTCGACGCGGCCCCGGCTGAGCGCGACGGCGTGCCGGTGTACGAACTGCGCAAGCTGAAGATCCATGAGGTATCGGTAGTGCAGGTTCCCGCCAATGACGCCGCGGTGGTGCAGGAAGTGAAGGCGGTCCCACCCGTCGCTGTTAGCTACACCTTCAACACCGCCGGCATCAGCCCCACGGTCACGCCGCTCGACGTCGCGGTGGTCAAAGCTGGCCGAACCCTGTCGGCCAAGAATGAGGCGACGCTACGTAGCGCCTTCGACAAAATCACCGGAGGCACGACCGATGTCAAGTCGGTTCTTGACTCCCTGGAAAGCAAAGACGGATCAGGTAAGGCCAGTCCGACCCAGCCCGCCGTGCCCTCGCCTGATCAGGCCAAGGGTGACGAGCCAGCCCGGCCGAGTCCCGCCTCCACCCGCCTGCGCACCGATATCGACGCACTCGCGGCCGATGTCATCACGCTTGAGGACTGAAGGAGATCCATCATGGACCACACCGCTAAGCTGCTCGAACGGCTCAAGGCCGCACTGACGGCAGCCCAAGGTATCGCAGCCAAGGCCGACGAGGAAAACCGCGACTTCAGCGACACGGAGCGCGCCGAGGTCATGGCCAAGATGAATGAGGCCGCCGGCCTGAAGAAGGATCTGGAAAAGGCCAAAGCCGACGCCAAGCTGCGGGCCACCCTGGCCGGCCTGGGCGACGACATCGACCTCGCGGAACCGCCCGCGAAGCAGGCACCGGTCGGCCGTACCCGTGTCACCGCGGGCAAGAGCCTCGGTGGCATTTTCGTGGAGTCGCCCGAGTACAAGGGTCTGATGGAGTCCGCACCGGGCGGAAGCTTCAGCAAGCAGCACCGTATCCAGACCCGGCCCGTCGGTTACGACCGGCTTTTGCCAGGCCGCGGCGAGAAGGCACTGGTCACCGGCGCGTCCGACACGTCCGGCGGCGCGTTCGTGCAGAACGATTACCTGGGCCTCCAGGTCGGCATGGATTTGTTCCAGCGCCCATTGACCCTGCGCAGCTTGGTTACCAACGGCACCACCACAAGCGATATGGTGGAGTACGTTCGGGTGACCGGCACCACCAACGCTGCCGCACCGGTGGCTGAGGCGACGTCAACCGCGACTGGCGTCAAGCCCGAGTCGGGTATCGCCACCTTGAAGGTCTCCACGCCAGTTCGCACCATCGCGCACTGGATTCCGATCACCAAGCGGGCGCTGTCCGACGCCGCGCAGGTGATGACCCTGATCGACAACTTCCTCCAGTACGGATTGGAGGAGGAGCTGGAAGACCAGATGATCGCCGGTGACGGTCTCGGTGAGAACTTCACCGGCCTGGCCGCGACGTCCGGTATCCAGACGCAGGCGTGGGACACCAATATGCTGACCACGCTGCGCAAGGCCAAGACCAAGGTCCGTACGGTCGGCCGGAGTATCGCCACCGGGTACGCACTCAACCCGGCCGACGTTGAAACGCTGGACCTCCTGACCGACAATGAGGCTCGGTACTACTTCGGCGGCCCCGGTGGCACCACGCAGGCCGGCGTCGGTGCCAACAGCCCGCTGTGGAATCTTCCGGTCATCGAAAGCGAAGCGGTCCCGGCCGGTACCGGTTACGTCGGCGACTGGCGCAAGTGCATTTTGTGGGACCGCGAACAGTCATCCATCCTTATGAGCGACAGTCACGCCAACTTCTTCGTGCAGAACCTGGTCGCAATCCTCGCGGAGATGCGCGCAGCGTTCGGCGTCATCCAGCCGTCCGCGTTCGTTTCCGTGGACCTCACCGCGTAAGTCTTCACGCACGCTTCGGTCCGGTGCTCGCCGCACCGGGCCGGAGCGTGAATCGCTGGGCTCTGTAGGCGAACCAGCTAGTTCTCACAGGGAGACGGAATTCATGGCATACAGCAACCCTTCGGCCGGCCTGCGACGCGAGGCCGGTACCACGGCGGCGACTGTCGCTAATCTCACCGGCACCGCCGGCACCGCGGACGGCGCGATGGCCGATGTCGGCGCAGCATTCAGTCAGGGCACCCTTAACGACAATTTCAAAGAGCTGTCGGTGAAGGTGAACGCGATCCTGACGGCGCTTCGCGCGGCCGGCATCGTCACCTAACGATCGATGTACCGAGATCCGTACCCCGACGACCGCTGTCCCGTCTGCGGGGCGCGAAACGGCGCGTGTCCCGCGGGGGCGGGTGGCCCGGTCCCGCACCCGTTCGACCCGGCAACCAGTCCAACCGCCGTGGTCGGCGGTCCGCTGCGAATGTACCTGGTCACCGCGTGGGGCACCGACACCATTATGCAACTCAACGACAGCGACGCCGCCCGGTACGGCGCCGACGCTGTTCTGATCTGACGTGGAGGCATTCCGTGGGTGTATTGCGCAGATACGCGGTCACCGTCAACGGCAACAAAGCCGTGCTGCAACTGTCCGACGAGGACGCGAAGAGTTACGGCGACGCCGCCATCCCCGTCGGACCGCCACCCGTAGGCGGCACCGAATACCCGGACGACACCAAGGTACGCGTTGTGGTGCGCAACAAGGTTCGCACCGTCGAAGACAAGTAAACGGGAGCCGACTATGCCGCTGTCCACGAATGGAAAAAACAAGGCTGCCGACGGGGTAGCGGCAGCCACCGGGTACCTGAGTCTGCACACCGTCGACCCCGACGCCATCGGCACGGCGGAGGTAACCGGCGGCACTCCGGCATACGCCCGCAAGCCAGTCACCTGGACCCCCGCCGTGGCCGGTGTCGCGGTCATCGCCGCGGCCGTCACCTTCGACATTCCACCGGCTACGACCATCGGATGGGTTGGCATGTGGTCGGCGGCTACCGCTGGCACGTTCGAGGGGTCGGCCGAGCTGTCCTCGGCCGAAACCTACAACGGGCAGGGCACCTACAACCTGGATGCGTTGTCCGTGACCGTTGTGACGTAGAGGGGGCACCGATGGCTGACAACGACACCACTTTCGCGCCGGCTGTCGGACCTGGCGTTCTTCCAATCGCCTCCGACGACATCGGCGGCATCCGCCACCAGCGCACGAAGGTCGAGTTCGGGGTCGACGGGTCTGCCGTGGACGTGTCAGCGACCGACCCGCTGCCGGTGACCGGCACTGTCGCGGTCACCCAACGGGCAGGCACATCCACGCTTTCCAACGTCACCAGTTCGGCCACCAGCGTCACCGTTCTGGCCGCCAACCCGTCGCGCCGCGGCGCGTACATCTACAACGAGTCGACCGCTGTGCTGTACCTCGCGCTCGCAAGCACGGCGTCGGTGACCGCGTACACCGTGGCGCTCGCCCCGGGCGACCTGTACGAGCTGCCAACCCCGGCGTATACCGGTCTACTGTCCGGGGTCTGGGCCAGCGCTGACGGGTTCGCGCGTGTGACCGAGGTGGCGGGCTGATGCCACTTCATCACGCACCGGTGGTCGTACCGGTCACCAGCGTTGCCGGCCGTGCCGGCGTGGTGGTCCTCACTAGCGCCGACGTCGGTCTGGCCAACAACGACAACACCAGCGACGCCAACAAGCCGGTCAGTACCGCGCAGGCCGCCGCGGACACCGCGGCGAAAGCCCGCGCCAACCACACCGGAACGCAGTCCGCCGACACACTGACGGACGGCACGACAAACAAGACGTTTTTGGCGACCGAGCGCACCAAACTGACCGGCATAGCCACCGCTGCGACGGCCAACAGTGCGGACGCCGCTCTTGTGGCTCGCGCCAACCACACCGGTACCCAGGTCAGCGCCACGATCAGCGACTTCAACGCGGCGGTCGATGCCCGGATTACCGTCGCGCCCCTCGGTGGGAGCACCGCCGACGTCGTAATGGCTGTCATGGGGGGCTACTAGAAGTGGTCGCCACTCCCAAGCTCCTGTACCGGGGCGCCGCGAGCGTGGCACCGGCACCCACCTTCACCCAGCGGACCAATCCGCAACCAGGTAGCTGGCAGTCGGTCGCGTTCGGTAACGGCACTTTCGTCGCCATCGTCAACGGCGCCGCTGTCGCTGCCACCTCAACGGACGGCATCACCTGGACCCCGCGGGTCATGCCGGTCTCCACGACGTGGCAGTCGGTGACCTACGGCAATGGTGTGTTCGTCGCCGTCGCCACCAGTACATCGATCGCCGCGACCTCCCCGGATGGCATTACGTGGACCCAACGGGTGCTGCCGGTGTCGGCATCCTGGTCCGGGGTCGCCTACGGAGGCAGCGTCTTCGTCGCGATCGTGAACAGTTCCACCATCGCCGCGTCGTCGCCGGACGGAGTCACCTGGACCCAGCGCACCATGCCGGTGTCGACCGGCTGGTTCCAGGTCACCTACGGAGGTGGTGTTTTCGCGGCGATTGGCGTCAACAGCAGCATCGCCGCGACGTCCCCGGACGGCATCACCTGGACCCAGCGGGTATTGCCTACCTCCGTGACCTGGTATGCCCTCACCTACGGCAACGGCGTGTTCTGCGCGGTCGCGAACGGTGGCTCTATTGCCGCGACCTCTCCCGATGGGCAAACCTGGACCCAGCGGGTGCTGCCGGCGACGGGCGGCTGGACTGCGGTCACCTACGGGGGCACGGCGTTTGTGGCGGTCATGGGAAGCAGCACCATCGCCGCGACCTCGCCGGACGGGACCACCTGGACCCAGCGAGTGTTACCCGTGTCCACCCCCTGGCGGTCAGTCGCCTACGGCAACAGCGTCTATGTCGCGATTTCGCAGGGAACGACCATCGCCGCGACCTCGCCTGACGGGACCACCTGGACCCAGCGGGCCATCGGCGCGGGAGCGGCCTGGCAGGCTATCGCCTACGGCAACGGTGTTTTCGTCACGCTGGTGCAGGGGACAGCTATCGCCGCCTCTTCCCCGGACGGCACCACCTGGACACCTCGCACGCTGCCCGTGTCCGCCTCGTGGATCGGACTCACCTTCGGGGGCGGACTGTTCGTCGCGGTGGCCACAGGTTCCAGCATCGCCGCGACGTCACCCGACGGGGTCACCTGGACCCAGCGTGTTCTTCCGGCCTCGTCCACCTGGGGCGCACTCGCCTACGGCGCTGGCGTCTTTGTCGCCGGGGCACAGGGCAATACGGCCGCCGCATCGTCGGCGGATGGCACTACCTGGACCTCGCGGACACCCCCGAACGCGATCCAGGCCGTCACCTACGGCGGCGGCGTGTTCGTCGCCGTCACGTCGGGCACATCGGTCGCCGCGACATCCCCGGACGGCATCACCTGGACCGCGAGAACACTACCGGTGGCGGTGTCCTGGACTTCGGTCGCCTATGGCAGCGGATTGTTCGTCACCGTCTCATCCGGCTCCGCTATCGCCGCGACGTCCCCGGACGGCATCACCTGGACCCAGCGAGCCCTACCTTCTTCGCAATCCTGGAACGCGGTCACCTTCGGCAGCGGCATGTTCGTGGCGGTCGCGGGCAACACCAGCGCGTACGCGACATCCCCGGACGGCATCACCTGGACCCAACGGACACTGCCGGTGGCACCGAACTGGATCGCCATCACATACGCCAACGCCACGTTCGTCGCCGTAGCCACGGCCAC